AGTAGTCGCGGCGGCGGTATTGTCTCAGACAACCGTACCGACAACCGGAACAGAATTGACTCCAGTCTGTACCGACCTTGGAATGCCCCGTGGTGTTGGAAGGTTGTTTACTGGATCTACGTGGGTGTCTACCCCTCAGATTCTTTATCCAGTATTTCAGTTTGGAGCAGCTCTAGCTACTTCTGTATATCAGATCAGCGATTGTATTGACGTCGTAGACGGAAGTATTATCCTTGAACCCGGTTCAGGATTTATGCTTCAAGGTGTTGCGGCAGCGGGTACTACTCCTCTCGTAATCTTCGGTATTGTCTGGGAAGAACTGACAATCTAAAGGTAAGCCCCTCATTGCGAGGGGCTTTTTATTAAGCTACGCTAGACACCCCATTTCGTATACTCACTGTATGTATCTTATCTGCCACAGACTCTATCAAGTCACTATGTGTAACAAAGATAATCTGCAATCCCAAAGCACTCGTAACCTCTTTCAATACTTCTGCAAACCTTGGTTGTCTATCCCTAGACAAATGCTTCATACTTTCATCCAGTAGTATTACGTTAGGGGAATCACTCAAAGACCAACAAGCTAGACGCAAAGCAATACAAGCACAATCAACAACACCACAACCCGAAGCTTCCAAGAGATCAATTTCATCTTCATCCTTAAAAAATATAAGTCGTGCAGCAGATTTACCATATGCCACTTTGAACTCTACCTTGAAGGTATATGTATCAGGAAACACAGTATCCAGAATCTTATTAACTATACCCTCTATATGAAGGATAAGTTTCTGCTGTGTCTCCATAGCTGCCTGTTGGATAGCTACTTGGAGGAATTCGGTAGCTATTTGCTTCTCATGGAGGACAGCAAGTAATTCTCGTAGTTCTGTTGCTTGCTTAATGAGAATCTCTTGTTGCCCCCTTTTCCTTTGAATAATAGCTTTGTACTTATCTATCATACCAATCCCCAGTTAGTAAGCCCCTTCAACTCTTCATACCATTTTTCTATAAGAGCATCATTTTCCTGCATCTCTTTCTTCTTGGAGTCTATGAGGGCTTCTACTTCTTCAAGGGTAGAGACCCCATAAAGGCGTTTCCAATCCGCTTGGATAGTCTCTATAGCACCATCTGCACGAGACTTCTTCTCTTTTAATGTAGTAATCTTGGCTTTGATTTCTTCAAATCGTTTAACATCTATCATATTGCAACTCCTATGCTATTAAAGAACAACTTGATAGTAAACACATCAAGCCACAACAAAGTAAATAATCCTGCTACAGCAAGCATTAATCCTACTATTACTGTACCCAATCCCATAGCCACCTTCGTTTCATTTGACGCCATTTCGTACCACCTCTTTAAGTTCATCTAAAATATCTTCCATACCTTTGGGAAGTTCTTTTCCCTCAAGGTAAGACAGAAGGTTTGTCATAAAAGAAAGAGACACACGATCTCCATCTTTCCTTAGCACTTCTATAGCTTCTGCTATACGAGCATCTTTCTCTAACCGTGCTGTAAGATGATCCCGTGTGAGCATCTCTATGGGGTTAGATAAAAGAATGGGTTCTACTATCTCTTTCTCAGTGTCTACGAAGTAGACGGTAGGAGTATAGTCGAACTCGTTCACAGTCTGGATAGTAGCACATCCGGGATTGATTACCCACCTATCATCTTTATGATACACAAAGCTCTTATGCATATCCCCACAAAGTACGTACTTTGTGTCAAACAAGGTAGTAAGATGTCCTGCGGTAGTAGCATTGGCTCCGAAAGGAATTTCATCCTCTGTGGGAAAGGTAAGAGTGTGTACTATGGTAATTTCGTCATTAAGCCCAGCACTGTGCTGAAATCTACCATCTATGATCTCTTCGTTTGATCGAAGGTATTGAATCTTACCCTCTACAGCTTGCAAAATTCCTATACTTCCTTTATGTGACATATCCTCTCTATGCCAAATGAGCGAATGATTACCCCCAATCATGAACCAGTTGTTTCTGAGATAATGCTGTACCATAAAAATAAACATAGAAATAAGCTCGTCACCTACCCGAGGAGAATCCAGAAGATCTCCTGTACATACAATGTGAGCATCCAATTTATTAGCTTTATCTATAATCTCTTTAAGTATCTTTTCTTGAAAGATCATCCATTCTTCATCTGTCTCCCGCCTACATGAGGCTACATCCATCCTTAAATGGTTATCGCCCGTGACTACATATCTCATAATACCTCCTTAAACTCTGGAAAATAACGTACATCCTGTTCGTGGATAAAATACTTATCTACACTACCATCAGGTAATATATCAGCAAATCTCCCATAATTATCTATTACCACACTCGGCCCAAGATAGTAAAACCACTTTCCACAGATATGTTGGAACTTTGGTGGATTATCTGGTATAAGGCGTTCATAATAAACCTGTACTCCATACCCCATAGTATTTATGTATACTGGTGTTCGCAGTTCTTTTGCCATACTAGAACGCACATGTAGTATGCTCAAGTGCTTTACCACACAAAGGACACACATCAACTAGGGCCACTTCCTTTTCTAAAGGATCCAATTCTTCTGTAGTATACTCAAGGATATCTGCACTATTCTTGTACTGTGTGATAGTAATAGTAGCTGTGTTTACCTCTGTCTTTATGACACCAGTATCCTCTACCATCCGGTCTATTTTGCGCACTAGTTTATCCATCATAGATACATCTACAGAAGCCTCTTTATTGTATTGAGTGTATCTATCAATAGATGCTTGAGCATCGTTAATATAGCTACTATGCGTGTTTCGGAGGGCTATTTGGGCCATTATAGCATCATCTAGCTCAACTGCCCTAGAGATACAGGCGCAAGTATCGAGTATTTGCCCTTGACGGCGAAGCTCATATACTGAACGCTCAATATCTCCTGTAGACTCAAGGATAGTGTCATTCTCGCCCTCAAGTTTCTCTATCCTACCTGTGAGCTTCTCTGCCTTTTCAAGCCACTCGAATTCAGTTAGTTCCTTTTCTGCACGAACTAGATTAGTGTTAGCTGTAGTGATATCTGTCCCTATCTTGCGTCTCTTGACCTCTACAGCACCTTGATAGAGGTCTGCTTCCTCCATATTGACTATCTTGTTGAGGAAACGAGCTACATCTCCGGGGGAATCCGATAGAAGGAAAGGGGCATCCAACTGTCTCTGGATATTGATCTCAGAGAAGTTGAGTAGCTTCTGCACCTGTTCTGGCACTGTAGTACCCACTGCTTCTAGCGGAAGTTCTCCGTTGATAATATATGCATTTATACTACCACGGACACGCTCAACTGTGGTACCATCCTCTAGGGTAAGGATGACACGGCAGTCTTCCTTTTGCTTCTTACCATTAAACGCCCACCACGATATTACAGATAAACCGGATGGCGCGTTCTGTGTTACATAACGGATAGCTCTCATGAGTGCTGATTTACCACTATCTGATGTACCCGATATGATATTAATGCCTTTGTCGAATTCCACAAGGGTGTGCTTATGCGATTGGAAATTAAATAACTCTACGGATTTAATCAACTAGAACTCCTTTTTGACCTTCAAAGAACTCTTCTATTTCGTCCTGTAGACCTTGAGATATATAATCATCTTGTTGTAGTTCAAACTGAACTGAACGTAAAAGATCCCTTGCTTGCCTTAAATAGCTTATCTCTTTTGATATATCCACGTAATCCTGTAAATTCATTTTCTATCCTCCTTCAAAAATAGCGCCATAGATGCTCCTATCGGAGCTATCAGATCCACAAATATTGCAGCGAATAAACTAAGAACAAACTGTATAACAGATGCCCTTATCCCAAAAGTCTCCTCTATCATTTCATAGAAGTTCTTTGCAGGAACCTCTGTATCACCTATAACTGACAACAAACTTGCCTTTTTAGTAGATATAGCATTCAGCTGTGCTGTCTGCTGTGCTATATAAATCTCAGCATTATTGATATTATAAGACAAATTGTTATATTCCTTCGTCCCGTACCCCAGCGGGTATATTTGCTGATTATACCTTATAAGGGATAATTTCTTATTGTCTATAAGTAATTGTATATCCTTCTCTTGCTTTTCATACTGAGTATACAGCATTTGATTAGTGTTGTCAACTTTAGTTATATGAGTAGCTTCCTTAAAGGTTTCCTTCTGTTTGTTATACATTCCGATACTCGTCGCTGACATACTGTATGCTGTTACTATAACCCATAGGATTCCTATACCCATGGCTTGAGGGATTTTCTTCTCTTTCCAGAATAATACTACCATAGAGGCTGCGGATACCATGAAAAGGGAGATAAGTGCAGACAGAGAGAACGCCCAGAACAAAGGATATGATTCCAGTAAGTATGTTGATGTATTTCTGATACCTACCATAGAAGCCCCTACAGCAAGGACGGCGAATATTATACGCAATATAATAATGGACTTGTTATAGGAAGTGTCTTTTTTGATACGTTTGGGTGTCTTAATAGGAACGATTCCTAGTTTCATAGGAGTAATAGCTGAATCAGATGGTACGACCAACCTATATGTGTTGTTGCTGTTTTTAATAACAAGACTGTCCCTGCGCAGGAGATTAAGCACGTAAGATGCTTTTCTTGCAGCTAACATTAGCGAGTTGGAGATCTGTTGCACAGATAGCTCACCTGATTTGAGCAGTTCTTGTATCTTCTGTTTAGCTTCTAAATCTGTCATGTTGCTCCTTAAATAGAATACCCCCCTATATTAGCATAGGGGGGTAAGTTTGTCAAGTCTATATATGGATTTCAGATTCACTCAATATAGGACGTTCATGTTTATTGACCCTGCCATACCGTATTTCCGCCTCTTTTCTTGCATCTATAGCTTCTTCTATGGTACTAAAACATCCCAAAGAGATAAAGGATGTCTTGCTAATCCATATTCCTGTAGTCCATTTTTTTGTATCATTTCTAAAACGCACACCCACAGTACCCGAAGAATTCCTACGAGGTATCCTGTGTATTAGTTTAGACATTTCATCAGCCAGATCTATGCCACTGTAATTATCAACCGGAAAATTTAATTTGGCAAATTCTCCGAAATAATACAGTGATGCTATATCATACGCCCGTGCGGCTTCATCTAACGTATCCCACATATTCAAAGATAATTGTTTGTAGTTTACTTTAATAAAAGCATGATATCTGGTGGGGAAAGAGCCACGTAATCTCACCCCTTTATAACCACTAGTGTTATTCTTTGGTTTGATGCAGTTTCTATTATTTCCTTTATGTGTACATCTACGCAGATTACGTTTTCTATTATCTAATGTATTACCGTCTATATGATCTATAACAACCCCATCTCCGGGAATACACTCCATAATAAACCTATGTAAGGGTGTAGGTATAGGACTTATCTTGCTGATACTTGCATGAAAGTACGGATGCCTATTATCCTTATAAGACCATCCATGCGCCATTATCCTCTCATAGTCTTCGTCGTCAATAAGGACTTTATATCCCTTTATGTCTATTTCCATTCATCCTCCTATAAATGTACCCAGCATAACAACTATGCTGGGTACAGCGTTACCACGGTCTAAATGTGTCTATACCCTCATAAAAGAAATACTCTTTTACTATATCTGCCATCCGTTGGAACATCTCGCAGATATTCTGATATCTCAACATAAGGTGAGATTCTGTATGGCAGGTGTAGCATAGGATCATAAAGTCTTCTGGTTTCTCATAAGGTGCCGAAGTATACCGGATATGATGGGTATGAAACTTTCTACACTTCCATTTCTTAATACGTGGTTGCCAAACCCATTCGTCTTTGCCACATATGGCGCATACAGTGTCTTTAGGCTCTCGTAAAGCTTTGGATTTGATACGCCACCAAGGACTCATTTCATAGGCCCTTACAGAATCACAATGCTCTGGTGGAGCAATTACTTTCTTCTTGCGCGCCACCCCTAGTTACCCTTCAAGATTTTCTGATACTTCTGAATGAAGCCTAGCACTGTAGTAAAAGTCTGTTTGGAAATCTTCTTGGATACATACTGATCTTTCAGTTCACTAGTATCCTTATCCATAGTTTCCAAGCATGTAACGACTTCTTTCGCTTTGCTCACTTTAGTCCTCCTCGAATTTTGCTGGCCGTTGAATCTTTATGGAGTCTTCAATAGCCTCCCATGCTTCTATGACACGGCGTTTTACTTCTTTACGAAGTTTATGTTCTTCAATATATTTGAAGAGTTCATCCCGTGTCATCTCCTCACTATCATCCCATGTAACTTTGAGAGCACCGTCTTTTTTCTTTTTCAATTCCCCTTCTGGTGTACGAAAGTTATACAGGAAATCCAACTCATCTCCGAGGCTGTCGATTCCATAGGTGAAATGTATAGTAACAAAACACTTACGGAATGGTCTTGTGTGGCGCACTTTCTCGGCTGTAGTTTGAATTATAGCAGACACAGCACGGTCTTTAATTTCATCTTTCTGACGAAGTTTACTTACTATACGAGCAGATTCATAGAACTTCAACGCCTCACCACCAGAAGTACGTGATTTAGGAGCGTACATTCCAGCACCTACATTAGCCCGTTCTTGTGAGATAATATAAAGTATCGCATGCTTCTTCTTTAGTTTGCACGTAAGTTCTCTAAAGAATTCCTGACTAAGGAACTTCTGCATAGACATCATGTAACTACCCTCGTCAAACTCTTTATCCTTATCATAGGCTTCACGTCGTTTAAGTTTACGTGCTACTGTATCACAGTCTGTTACTGAGTCAAGGGAGTCTAGTACATAGACGCCACATTCATCAGGTTTAAGAGAATCCAACCACTTGTTGAGATCCCAATCCCAATCTTGTACAGTAGCTACATCTCTACCGTAATCTTCTTGTCCTCCAAACATATCAAATCCATAGAGGCTTTGGGTATCAAATGTATTGCCATTTTCCGGGTCACAATATCGCCACCTAAATTTACCTTTGTACTTATGGTAGTTTGCAGCAATACATTCTGTTGCCTTGTATGACTTGGATGATCCTGAATCACCATGGTCACGTACTATCGTCCCTTCCAAATACCCCATACCAAATCCTGCCGCCTCACCTGCACCGACTACAAGATCTAAAATCGTGTGCCCTGTAGTGAAATAAAGGGAGGGAGCATCTTCTGTTTTGGTTGTATCTCTAGCTAGTGCTTTCTTTGCTGCTTTCATCGTTTTGTCTTCCACGTATCCTCCTTATAAAAAAGCCGGAGGAAAGTATATCCTCCCTCCGGCACTAATCTAGCCTACTGTGCTTTCACACATTTCTTCCAAAGGGTGCAATCATCACAAGAATCGAAGTCCCCGTTTGATTTTCCAAAGACACCATTCTTGACAGGGCATTTAGGAACGTCTTCTTCCTCTTTAACTACTTTCTTAGCCGGGGGTGCTTCATCATCGTCATCCTCTTTAACTACTTTCTTACGCGCCGGAGGTTCATCGTCGTCTTCATCACGAGCAACCTTCTTCCTTGCAGGAGACTCTTCCTCTTCTTCGGTATCTGCACCGTTCATAAGGGCAGCAATATCGTCGTAAGACATTTCCTCAATCAAACGATCAAATCCGATTGCGTCGTCCTCAAACTCAGAGACATCATCTTCTCGGGCAACAAGTGTCACTGAGGAGGCTTTAATGAATTTCTTTCCATTAAAGTAATCTTCTGCTCCTATGATCTTGACAGTAAGACCCTTTTCAATATCAGCAAAGAACCGTACTTCTTTACCTTTCTTGGCGGCCTCTTTATCGGCATCATCCTGCGCTGCTTTCAAAGGTTTCTCAAAGTCTTTGGCGTTTGTCTCAAAGATCTGGAGTCCCTTATCTGGATTATCACAATCCACAATATTATAGAATAAGCGAAGCCGTGCATAAGGTACAGCATCCTTTTCTTCTTTGGTACGTGCTGTCTTATTCATTTCCTCTGCAAGTTCACAGATAGGACATGGCTTGCCATAGTTCTTGTTCGGACAAGCAATACTCTTGCGTCCTGCACCAACATCCTTATGAACATATAACGGAAGCGAATAAAAAAGATCACCTTTTTCAAGTGCTCCTTTAGCTACAAGCGGATGCTTCTTACCAATAGGGAAGGGGATAATATTAAATTTTTGTCCTCCCTCTACCAATTTGTAGAACTCATGCTTACCATCTACCTTGCTGAAATCCAATGCATTGAAATTGTTTCCTGCACCCTTGCCCATTTGTTCGCGCTGTTTTCCCCAGTCTCCCATAATTGTTTCTCCTTTCGTGTTCGTTATCGTTTTTCGTTAAGTCTGTCTCGTGCAGACTGTGCCGACATCCCTGTGTCCCCAGAGTAATACGAGGAAATCTGTAACTTTACAAGATTATCCAACATACTCTTCTGATTATCCAAAGAACTCATAATGCCCCAAAGAGTATCCACAGCATGCTGTGCAATTTGAAGCGCCTCTCTTGCAGACGTTACCTCGCCGTCATCGTTTAATAACGCGCTGTATGTGGCCTCTGTTGCTTTAAGATCTGTGGGGCAATTACGTCTCCAATACAAATCCCTTTCTGCCTCTTTACTTTTGAGACGATCTTTAGCAGCGTCCAGCTCACCGCGAGCGGTGCTGTACTGCTGTGCGTAGATGTAGTACTTTGTAGCAAATACTTCACACTCGTCGTCAAGATGCATTTTGTCTACTACAAGATCATCCTCGATAGATACCCCTACGTTCTTCATTCTTCCTCCTTAACAATAGCCAGATGTCCGTCAAATACAAACCCGCACCCCAGCAAGAAACTTTCGATGTGTGTAAGTACTCCAAGACTATCTCCATCATACAGACAATCTGCATGAAAACTAGATAGGTTCGATTGCACCACATCACCGTCATCCACAAACTCCCGAATCAAAGTGAAATTTTCACCTTCCATTTATACCCCCTTCTCAATAGTAATGAACTCTGGAAAAGGCAACTGTTTAAGAAGCTCGTCCAGAAACCTATGCCATATAGGAAGTCTGTGATTCCTCCTATCGAAATAAATGTGCCGTAGCGTCTGATAATTTGTACATACTATACGCCTCTGTAAAAAAGACTCTGGGAGCATTTGCTTGATAGACTCAATCGGCATCCTTGCAAGAACAGCATTTTCCATATTTCTGATGGCATCGACCACAGCATCAGTGACTCCCTCATTATCAACATGAAAGTCATCCACAGAAAGTTCTGTATCTTTGATACGTTTCTGGAGCCGATGGACACTACTTTCTGACATTTCTGTACAGCCTATGCGGTAGGTATCAAATTCTGACCACCAATACCTTGGCATAGTAAGATCTAACCACACCGTAGCCATACGAGTAACCTTTGCTGCGCTATCTCCCTCAAGTATCAATTTCTTTAGGAGTTCCACGTCATCAAGAAATAAGTTGACTCCACGAGATGCCTGTACAATCTCCTCATTAGATACACTATTAAAAGATAGCCGCATAGCTTCACATGCTATATCTAGTCCCTCAGTCCTCAGTACTTTTACTTCCATCTTCCAACTCCTTTACTAGCCGTGTAGCATACCAAATTGCTTTCTTAATATCTTCTGCTGGTGCAATCTTTTTTTCATACCGCCACGCATATTTAAGCATATTTCCTTTAAGGAATCCGTTAAATGCTTCCTGTGACATAGATGCTTTAATGGCATCTATACATTCAATTTCTCCTGATGCATAATGGCTAGGATGAGATACAGGATCATGCTCAGAGTACAAAGGAAGTTTTACTGCATCTTCTGATGCTTGTGCAAGAAGGAAGTCTTTACATATCTGTACACTTAGTGGACTTATCATATCAGAATCGGTCTTAGTACACGCCTTATAACATGGGCAATCTGTATCACTACCTTGTAAATAATCAGAACATTCTAGTTCTGAACAGCGTCCCTCGTTTTCTACTATCTTTTTTGCTTTTTCAATTGATGTCATCTATACCCTCCGATAATGTATTTATTGCTCTTCCTATTTGATGTTTGCAGAACATCTCGCACTTCCCGTTCTTGATAGGCATCTCTGCAAACCACGACTGTCTATATGGATTTATCGTAGCGGTATATCTATAGCAATCATGCTTCCTACTGCAATCTACCCCTTTACACTTAGTAATATCACTAATGTTACACCTCCGTAATATTCGTCCATTTCTGATTAGGTAATACTTGCCTACCTACCATAATTTCGTTTGCCATACCCCTAGCCATAGAAGCGATAGCTTGCTGGACGTATGCTTTGTTTGCATATCGTGCCTGTATCTCTTCTAGGCGTTCTCGACTCATAGGTGCTGAATTTGACATTATTTACCGCTGCTCCCGAATCCGTTCGTACCCCTGTCTGAATCGGATAATTCTTGAATTTCTATAACATCTATAAGAGGGAGTTCAAGGATAATACCTTGGGCGATTCTATCACCCTTAGTGATCATATATGGTCTGTCACTATTGTTATATAGCTTTACCTTTATCTCCCCACGGAATGCTTGATCTATGACTCCTGCTCCAGAAGCCTCAACACCAAAGTTAAAGGCCATACCCGAACGGGACTTCACGATCATACATGCTTTAGTACCTTTTGCACAGTCCAATGGTTCCCATGCCACACCTGTTCCTAGTATAGCTCTCTTACCAGCATGGATAGTGCATCCTACTTGGGCGTATAGATCTATACCAGCATCCCTATCGTTCTTATAGGTGGGCAGGATGGCATCGGTATGTAATTTCTTGAATCCTACGTTCATTTGTTCTCCATGAGGTATTCAAGTGCTTCTTTTTTGTTATTGAACATAAACAGCCTTGCTCCATTAATATTAGAGACATCATCAAGTGCCTCTTTACATGTAGAATAGGTCTTTCCATTGAAAGTGCTTTCTGTAGTAGACATACTATACCAACTATAAGCATCGTACACACCTAGCAACAAATGGGTATATGTGTTTGATCCTCGATATGTCAAACCATATATTTTAGTGAGATCATACACAATCCCTTCTGGTTTGTTGATAATTTCTTTGAGTTTTGCGGTCTCTGCCTCAATAGCCTCAAGCCTCTTCATAGCTTCTTTCTTATCCATATCTTTGCCTCCTATTAATGTTCCTCCGTCAAGAGTATCTCCCTTGGCGTATGTTCTGATTGTATTACCCATCGCATCAATTTCTACTAAATGTAAAAGACACACATAAATCCTGCCCATATGTGTATTCTGAAATGCAGGTACATTAGTATAGTCGTCCTCTAGCAAGGTGAGTATATCTCCCACGTCATTAAGCACTGTTTTAATAATTACTTTCCACCGTCGCTGTGCTTCTTTCCCACCAACATAAATAGACTTTCCTGATGCAAAATATCTCCACGGTGATTCTTTCTTACCCATATCTTTGCCTCCTATTAATACAGACCACACATATGCAGTCCTGACATAAGTAATGCTCCACTTAGAACTGCTTCATAAAAAAGCAGACATTTTACAGCTAAGCCCCCATTTTTGATACCACACAGCACAAAACAGCTCACCAAATTAATACTCGCCAAAATAAGATAAAACATACCTTACCTCCTTATTTAGGAAAAAAATATTGTATTACCTATGTTTATAAGAGCACATGTGAACATTATTAATGCCCACACCATATCCCCCGTAGTTCTACTTTTCCACCATAGATAGATATCATACCCACATACAGCAAAACTAGCCACCACAGAAATAACTGCTACTATCCACATACTCAACCTCCTTAAATTCCTTATCTATAGTATACACAACTATAGATAAGTTGTCAAGTGCCTCTACTCAGTGATAAAAGCGACGCGATGCTTCTTTTCTTCCTTCTTACCCATATTCCAATTCTTTATAGCACGATAGTATCCTACTATCCTTGCATAAACTTCGGTTTCTTTACCACAAGTAAGGCAGATTGGTTGCTCACCATCCAGATACCCATGATCAGAACAGATAGAATATACAGGAGAAATGGAAAAATAAGGGATCTTATAATTCTGACATACCTTTTTCACCAACTCTTTACATGCCCCGGCATCTGCCATTCGTTCTCCGAGCATAATATGAAACACCGTTCCACCAGTATACTTTGTCTGCAACGGTTCTTGTCTATCAAGAGCATCTATAATATCGGGGGTAAAGTCAACAGGAAGCTGGCTTGAGTTAGTATAATAAGGCACATCGACTCCAGAAGTAATAATATTTGGGAAGTTTTCTTTGTCATGTCGTGCTAGCCTATAAGATGTAGATTCTGCCGGAGTAGCTTCAAGATTATAAAGGTGGCCTGTTTCTTCTTGGTATGAAACGAGAACATCCCGCATATAAGAAAGAACCTTTTCTGCCAAGTCTGCTCCCGCTTGCGTAGTTATGTCTTCCCCTAGAAGATTAAGACAAGCCTCATTCATTCCTACCAATCCGATTGTATTAAAATGGTTATTGAAATTTCGGAGATATCGTTTAGTATACGGATACATCCCCATATCAAACCACTCCGTTAATTTAGTACGTTTAATCTCAAGACTCTGTTTTGCTATCTCCATAGCAGCACAAATCTTTTCTTTGAAAAGCCATTGCTGTGTTCCCGGTTCTATTTCCTCTTTTTTAGCAAGATACGCCAACTGAGGAAGGTTGATTGTTACAACTCCAATAGATCCCGTAAACTCATCCGAGCCAAACAACCCACCACCACGTTTTCTTAACTCACGCTTATCAAGACGGAGACGACAACACATAGACCGCACATCATCCGGCTTCATATCGGAGTTAATGAAGTTAGCAAAATAAGGAGTCCCATATTTTGATGCCATGGTGAACAATAAACTTGTGTTTTCGTGTTCCCAATCAAATTCATTGGTAATGTTGTAAGTGGGAATAGGGTATTGGAAACCTCTGCTATTAGCATCTCCCTCCAACATGACTTCGATGAAAATACGATTAACCGTGTCTATTTCTTTCTGACAATCCCCGTAAGTAAAATCTTGTATTTCTCCACCTACAATAGCTTGTATGTCTTTAAGATCATTCGGGCATACCCAATCAAGTGTGATGTTACTGAACGGCGCCTGAGTCCCCCAACGAGATGGAGTATTGATTCCATAGATAAATGTTTGCATACACTGACGCACTTCCTTATCTGTTAGATTATCTTTTTTAATAAATGGAGCAGTATACGTATCAAATGAAGCTAGCGCTTGTGCACCTACCCATTCATTCTGTGTTATGCCCAGAAAATTTACTATCTGTTGCATAAGTGTATTTAGGTGTCTTGCTGGTGCAGAAGTAATTTTATCAGGAACACCACCAAGGCCCTCCATGATCAACTGCTTAATACTCCATCCCGCACAATAGGGGGCAAGCATACATAAATCATGTATATGAATAGTTGTATTTTTATGTGCATCTGTAATTTCTTTTGGGTACACCTCATTAAGCCAATAATTAGCTGCAGTAGCACCAGCACTATGCAAGATCAATCCTCCTATAGAGAATCCTACATTAGAATTCTCCTGTACACGCCAATCGTATTGGTCAATATACCCGTCTACTGTTTCTTTTACGAACTCTTGTTCATTTCGTTGCTTCTTACTCATCGTTGTGCTCCTTATATGTTTCTCTGGGAAAATTTGTTCTTGCCCTATTCCCCAATAATTCAATTGCTTTCTTAGCATATGCACGTTTCTGTTCTTCTATAGACGGTTTCATCGTCCCACCTTCACAAACTTATACATTTCCCCATCGAATTCTACAATAGCATCTTCCTTGGCTTTTTTCTTGTATGTGTCTCGTATCTCCCATGCACCCCAAACAACGCCTATGACAAAACTAAGCAAAACGCTTACTAATAGCAACATACTATTCTCCTTTCTCTACAAGTGCTTTTTTCTTAAACAGCTCAAGCTCTGCACGAGTATTAAGTAGCTCCTGCGCCAGAAGAGGCACCATTGCAACATCTATATAGCTATATTTGGGTAATGTACTAGCCATTTTCAACAACTCACTATTACTAAATTCTATCACATAATCCTCCTAGAGTGAAAAAGACCCCTCTAGCAGTTCAGACTAGAGGGGAGCACTTCACATCATGCTTTTAGATAACTACTTGGTACGTTTCCACGTTAAAACACCGTCCCCAGAACATATTCCAGACACAAAACATCTCTTTTTCACCCTCTTTGTACCTACTTCTGTAAGTCAAAGGTAACAATTGCTTCAAGTACCACATCATGAAAACAGTTTCCCGATCCAGAGCACTACGGCTCCCAAAGCGGCAATGACTGCCCCAATAAGGACAACTCCACCACTAATCGTCTCTACCGTAATACCGCATACGATAAGTACAGCCACAGACACAACAAACGCCACCGCAGCGACGGTCTTTACCGTCTTGTTAGCGAAGAACCCCTTAACCTTACTGTACCCCACAACAACTTCTTTCTCGTCCATAAAAGCCTCCTATATAGTGAAAGGGTAGTTAATTTATCACATCCTTATATAGAATACAATAGATACCCTTATCTACCTTTGAACACGTAATGCCCACCACGAACCTCAGAATACCAATACTGGATCCAGAAAATCCTGCATTTCTTCTGCATATACTCTATCATGGTTTCACATCCGCTCCACCCCCCGGTGGATAATTCAAGCACATTTACTTCTTTTGGGGGATACCAATCGTCCAACCCACGCCCCATACGGGCGTGTCCACTCCCACACCCATTAAACAGTTTCACTATAAGTGCAAATGCTTCCGCCTCTGGTAAATCATCTAACAAGTTTAATTGTGCAAATTCCACGTCTTCTGGGTATCCGTCACTGTCCATAAAAAATCTCCCTATCTGCTTTATTCCGTTCTAACTCTTTTACTTTATCATCAAGCCCATCTATGAGATACAATAGGAATTCCTCTGTTTCTGATAGATTGTATTCCCTTAACTTCTTTATGATCATTTTATACTCATTTTCATGCATATCCTGCCTCCTTACATATACACATTACGCAATACTTGCCGTTTCAACTTCCTACTATCTGCCTGTTGCTGCTGTACAACAAGAAGTAACTCACGGATAACCTCGTAAAATAGTTTTTGATGCTCATCTGCTTTCCACTCACGGAAATCTCCGTCTAGTTTGTATATAATATCCTGTACTTCCATTATTCCCCCGCTCCCAGAGAAAATACGTTGTTTCCTGTAACACACACACCACCAGTAATATTACCTGATGTATCATAAAAAGTGTAATTATTTCCTTCTTTCACGTAGGAGTCGAATTTGTAATACTGATACCCAGAAAGGAAATTACCATATATAGCGGTATATTTGTACTGATACGCTACATGTGGTGGTGGTACTGTATCACTACACGCTTTTACTGTTATAACCACCGCTAATATAGCAGCTATGAGACATATTATACCAAATATTTCCCTAAGAACATTAAAAATCTTCTCATTCCTACTCATTTCGGTTACTTTCTCCATACTTCCCTCCTATAATCTCCGTGTTCGACCTGATTTGAACAGATAGTGCATCCTCATTTACTAGAGGTGTGTTTACCATTTCACCACGAACACATGTAAAAAGAAAGGTGAGCCGAGAGAAGAATTCCTTATCCTCCCGGCGACCTTTACTCCAGTTTTCGTCTCCGCAGGGTTCTCCCCCGACTTGTTCTGGCAAACAGAATCTATTTATCTTTAGAAAAATAGAAAACGTAACGTATAGCAAGGACAACATTCTTTATAGCTCGTAATATACTCATGGTTTAATCCCCCCAATCATAATTACTGCCACAATCCATATAATCTCTGCAACAATACACCCTATCACAAATCCAATTAAAAGTCTATTATTTTGCATACAACCTCCTCAATAAAAGAGATCATCAAAGTCATAATAAAATGCTACCGGAAAATCACACACCCTTCCTGTTTTAGGATCTATTTGTACCCCATCCACCCTTACCAGAGCATGGTCTGTCGCACCCCCCGTACCAACATGTCTTGCAGAAGAGTCTACACACAAGAACTGCCCTTTAATGTCGAACTTAATATAAAGGATATCAAGGTACATAAGAGCCATCTCCTCACAATCACTATATCCTAGTTCCACGGTCTTAGTAAGAGAATTCACTACCTCAGACCCCGTAGGATCTGCTTGGTACCGAATATGGGACTTAATCCACGGGGTGATATCAGCCTGTGTTTTTACAGAAGAGAACTCTCCCCGATAGATTGCGGTACGAAAGATAGTCTTATACTGCATATCCTCAGCAGATCCAGAAGAAGATGGTAGTACGCATCCCATAAGAGCAACAACCACTATAACCAACCCAAAAAGTCTTTTCATAAAATACCTCCTATCCAATGACATAAATATACTACACAGAGGACAATAAGTCAAGTGATTTCTTTATATTTTTCCTCCAGTCTGTTTTCAGCATCGGGAAGGTCATAAGGTGGTGTTAAGCCTTGTAACTCTGCGACTTTATTCTGGGCTTTTTTAACTTCAGACCATGCGGATTTCAGTTTTTTTTCAGCCTCGCACTCCGCGCATTTTTTGGCGTGATATTCTTTTTTTATATATCCGAGATAGATATAGGCTTTGTCTGGCTCGCGTGATAATTCAAGTATTGATTTTTCAAACCTACATATATCCTCTTCCGGGTTTTCTGCTTCGAGTTCTGCAAGATATTCCTCTGCAAGACGCAACCCTTCCATGATAACAATGTCAGGATCGTTTTTCTGGTCAGCCGGAATACTCATGTGCCAACGTTCTTTACCACTGCATAAATCAAATAGTTTCTGCTTTGATTTTCCGATTGCCTCGCGTGCTTCTTTAACTTTCTGTAAGTTCATTCTGCACACTCCTTTGTTTGTTCAAGGATATTGTTACAAACGGTTTCTACTCCACCGCCCTTGTATGTTAATCCGAGTTGACCTATTTCTTCCCTAACTTTATTCATAAGCTCACGTGCTTCGAGTAAATCGTCGGCGTACTTGCTTACGTACGTTTCACCATGCGGACAATGCCAGTTTTCAGGTTGTGACAATGCCAATTCACAATCTGAACAATATAGTCCACATGTTTTATCAGACATAGCCTGTGCATTCGATACTTTCATACCCTTATCCCTCCGTTTATGATTACTGCGTCAGCTTGAACTTGTTGTTGGATATTGGCGGGTGCGTCTTGATCGTCTGGAGAATGCCAGCTACCAAAGTTAAAACAATTTCCGCAAACATTCATACCTTCGGCTTTATTTCTCCAAACACAGCCGTCACAACTCCCGTTCGCATCTCCGAACATTTAATCCCTCCCGCCAATTTGGCTCGTATCCGTGTAAAACCGCAGGTTTTATGCGGTTAAAGAGTCCATCCAACATTTGCTTAACTCGCGAGCTACTGCGAGTCGAGTTTAAGCAGTTGTTAGGTACTGTCTGCCTGTTCTTCAAGATAAAGATCTTTCGCTTTTTGTATGCCGTTTTTGCTTCCTGCAAAAGTACATTTCTTTATGAACCGAAGGTACTGATTTTGCTTTGCGCAATAATTCCATGTACACTCGCCGCTTTTATTCGTATAGCCAGAATGAAACCGAGGGAAATTAAAATAAGGGCATTGACCAATTTCTCTTCCACGGCAATTATTCCAAACTTTCACATAAACCTCCCGTTCGATGTCGGTAAAACTTGTTTTACCGCGAGAATCGACCTAACATCATTTATACAGTTCCGTATAACTTCCCAACTATTCCCTTCCACCACCGCGCAAGTCTTGACGGGATAGTTTCACGCCAATCATATAGATATAAGTCGAACGGCTTAAAATATCTTTTGACTCTCTTATATGTTTTACCGTCACAAGTCGTTCTCCCGTTATCCTTGATTTTCATGACTAACCTCCGGCTTCGTATTGTTCGATTAGTTGAAGCAGTATCCCTCTCGCGTCAGAAAAAACATTAACGTGCTGTCCGGGACAGTTTTTGAGTGCCCATTCAAACGCATCTTCTGTTTTTTCTTTCGCTAATCTATCACATACAATATCAACTGTTACTTTCATGGCTGACCTGCCTTGAGTTCTTCAAGTAACGTGTTTATGACATCAAAAGAATCTGTATAGTCAACGGGATTCATTTCATCTAAATCAAGAAACATTTGCTTTGCAATTTCCAGTACCTCGATTTTTGCTAGACGTTCCGCGGTGCGAGTGTTCCATTTGATAAGTACTTCTGGTTTATCGCCCCATATAGGAATCGACAAACCACACTTTGTACATTCTATCTGTTCATGGTCTGAACAAACATCTGGCAAAGATGTTGTATTGAAAACTACTACACCTCCACACAAAGGGCACGGCTTCAATTCTTCCTTGATTTTTGTATCGTCCATTTTATTCCCCCTGCCTTTCGTTGTATTCTTTGAGCGCTGACTTTATAACTTCAATTGCGCGCATACCATTTATCATAGGATGACAGCTTGGAGTATCGAAAGAATACTTTTCCGCTATCTCGTCTTCGAGCGACTTCGGAAGGGTTCGGGTGTAGTCTATTTTTGAAAGAATGATTGCTGTTTCTGATCGCCAGAACCTAGCTTCTGCAACGTCGGAACCTTCCGGCGCTTCGTCCCATACTCCCGGTAATGAGGCAAGGGCTTCGACGCACTTACTTGCTGTTCCATGCTCTGGCATTTTGCAATCCATGCATGACCGACTATTGCACTTCTTCGCGTCTTCGCGCATCTCTGGCGTGATAATTACTTCTGACATAAGCGTTCCTCCTGTAAATCTACTTCAGGTACTATGATAAACTTCCCATCATCCCAATCTATACCACAATAAGCGTCTTTGATGCCTACTACCAACGAACCCCCAAACCCAGAACTAGGTAGTTGTATCCCCACGACATCTGCCCCTTTTCTAAGGCAAATTCGTAGTTGGGATCCTATTTTATCATATAGGTGCTGTAATGTCATTTTATCCCCTCCCACTTATCTGCAATATATGCCATAACAGCAAACAACAGAACTAAAGCTAAAACAGTCAAACCTTGTCCTACTGACATAATCTACCCCTTTGTCAATTCATATACAACCTTGGCATTTTTTCCTGTATGTAGTCTCCATGTAGTACCGTCAAAAGAAGGTACAAAACCGCGTTCGTACAACTTAACACACGATGAAAAATCAAACTCGTATTCATATTCAACGAAACTAGATGTATACGCCCAGACCGAAGCCCAGACCGAATCCCAGACCGAATCCCCGACCGAAGCCCAGACCGAATCCCAGACCGAATCCCCGACCGAAGCCCAGATCGAAGCCCAGACCGAAGCCCCTACCGAAGCCCAGACCGAAGCCCAGACCGAAGCCCCTACCGAATCCCCGACCGAAGCCCAGACCGAATCCCCTACCGAATCCCCTACCGAAGCCCATTCCTTTAGAAGTGCTATATCTGCTTCTGTGACCTTTACCACCTTGTTTAGCGGGTTTTTGATTTTTTTGGTAACAAGGGCAGGAACAATATTTTTGAAGTTAAGTGTGTTCACCCAATTTTCCGCTGCTTCGTGGTCATGCCCTTCTACAGGCTCATCTAACGTGAACTCCGTCGTCAAAGGGTTATACTCATACTTTGACCATCTATCCTGCATATTAGCCGGGACATTAGTGCCTGTCAGTATCCATGTATGAGAATCGGGAGAGTCATCTGACTTATTATCAATAAGCGCCTTTCTTACCGACCAATCAGAATACAAGAAATTGCCATATCCATCCCCAACAAAACTAAAAAATTTACACATAATTTACCTTCCTTTGGTTTCTCAACCCCTACATTCCATTCAACTTCCAATAAATATTCCATGCAATAAGGGGCAGAATAAATCCACCTATAATTACACCCCCAAAAAACCATACCATATCTAAACTCATAAGCTACCTCCTTAACTCTCTATATATCATACCACGGTTGCTCCCCAGTGTCAAGTAGTTTTTGCTCTTCTGTCACATATTTCGCTTTATTTTCTACTTTCATGGCTTTCCAAGAATCTTTGAGTTTCTTCCACTCTCCGTTAGCTTTTAACTCCCGCATAATAGCCCTTTTACACTTGGGGCATACCTTAAACTTCTTCGATATAAAGCACAGCCCTATAGATTTAGGGGTTATATTGTCTTTTACATATGCTCCACAGAAAGTATAATGCCGTTTCTCTAGTTTTCGCTGTATCTGAACTTTCTTAGATGTGTCCCATGCTTTCTGTGTAAGGATCATATACTGACTTTCATTGTATAGGTGGTATACCCCTTCCACTGTTCTAACCCATAGCCCATATTTATTTGGTGTGAACCCCGGCATGAAAGGATCCCCGAAGGGGATACGGGGCATCTTTGGGTTGGGCACCTTACTCATGTTGGGGCCTCTTCATCAGCACAGCAACGTACTTGCTTGTTTCTTAGAGAGGGGTCTCTCTTGTTATCCCAAAAGGCGCCGTCATATCGGAATCCCCTACAATATGCACAAAATGCTACACATGCATATGATCCTATGCTCGGTTTAGACTTGCCCACCATTATATCCGATTTATGGGGGCACTTGGGATATAAATACCCCTTAGAATCATCTGTATCAAAATCATATATTTTCATATACACCTCCTGTAACTATTTGGATTATACCACTTATTAATTACTGTGTCAATGTGTTATTATTGTTTTTGGTATAAACACGGTCTTCTGCACCAAGAATATCTGGATGATGCCCTATAAAAAAAGCAAGTGAATCAAGTTCTTTACTTACAGTGTACTCCCCGAGAATAGTGTTACACATACGCTTAATCATTTTAAGATCTTCTGTGTCTAACATACATCCTCTCCTCTCGGAAAATTAGTAGCTGCGAACTCTTTATGGTAGTATATAGCAGCCATGTCATATCTTCTTGCTGGTGTTTCTGGGTTATCATAATAGCCATCGAACTTAAGCCCATCATCAGTATTAATACTCATACAGTAATTATTATGCTCCATGCAATGGGGTACACCTTTGTACCCCGAAGAGTTTGTTCTCTGTGCTCCCCGATTTCGCATATTTTCTTTATGTGTACATCTCCTAAGATTACTCTTTTGGTTATTTAGTGTGTTCCTATCTATATGATCTATCACAACGCCACCATGCTTTGTACACTTCATTATGAATCTATGTAAAGAAGCTGTCAAGTTTTTCTGGCCTCCTTTACGCGATCCGTTGGCTATAAAATAGGAAAGCCCATTTTTGTTAAACTCTGCTTTGTTAAAATACCATTTTCTGGTATTTATTCTTTCTACATCCTCGTCATCAACTAATACTTTATATCCTTGTATATCTAGTTCTGTCATACCGCCTCCTTACAAATCTCTTTCCTCTGGTTTTTTGGGTTTGCATAAATCCCCATTCAACTCACCGCAATCATACATTATTGCCCACGTTCCGTCAAGAGCGCTACGCTCTTTTTCTACTACAAGTGGGATAGTTATCCAAGTCCATTCTTTTTGTATAGCTTGCGTAGTATAAAACCAAACCCAGTAATCTATAATACTCTCTTCATCTGGGTATACGTCCCATAGATGGCTGTCATGAATCTCGCCAATTAGTATAGACTTCCAATTTAATTCCTCTGCCTTTTCTTGCATCCTATTTATAATCCACAATAACGCATGTGCAGCAGATCCTTGTGGTGGGCCGTTAAAGCTGTTATTGCGACTCATAGGACATGATAATCTAAAACCAGTTAAAGTATCAACATATCCTACATGCTGGTACTCCTTCCACTGTCTCTTTCGCCATTCGTCGTGTAACCCAAACATTTCTGGCCCCCAGAAACGCTCCTCTGCTTTTTGTACTACTTTTTCATATTGTGTATACTCAGTAATACCCTTACTAGCAAGGTGGGCAAGTAATGCTGGTGTTTCTACTATATACTCCCACAAAGATTTAGCTACTTGTACATAATACGATCCATACAGGAGGGCGAATGTTCCATCTCCCTTAACTGCACTTCTGTATTCTTTTGTGACCTCTGCCCTTTCCATGAGAAACAACCACACCCCAAAATCCTTATGCATGTCAGATCCCGGTTCTAGTAGGTACTCTTCAAACTTATGATCTCCGCTATAAAATAAATTAAAGTACGTTTCAGCTCCATGCAGGTCGTATTCTATAATTCTACAACCCTCTCTAGGGGCTATAATGGAACGTACAATTTTACGTTTCTCTGGATCACGCTTGTAATTATTTTGCGCGTTGGGCGAATTCGAACTTGTCCTAAATGTATCTACAGTATTGGCATTGTAGTAGGGATGCACTATATTGTCTACAGCCTCTCGCTTCCAGCCATTTATATAGGTGGAACACATTTTAGACAACTCTCTCCATTTGAGTATTTTAAAGAGAAATGGCAGACCTATCTTTGTGAGGGATTCCTCATCCAATGACGCATTCCCTGTCTTTGTGTAACCAACTGGTTTTATTTTCATAATATCGAAAAGCAGGTGTCCTAATTGCTGCGAACTGTTAAAATTAAACGGTGTTTCTTTATCCCATAACTTAGCTTCTTCTGTAGCAAGTATCTCCTGTTTCTTTTCTTCTACAAGTTTCTGTAACTGCTCTTCTACTTTATCGAAATCCTTAGAAGAAACCCTAAAACCATTATACGACATCTTAGCAAGCGTAACAGAGGATTCTGTCAGAAGTTTATTTCCTACTAATTGGAATTCCTCAAATAACCCCATCTGTAGTTCATATATACGAAAGGTGAATAAAGAGTCCATAGCGCAATACTGTGTTAGTTCTCCCATAGGGGCATCATCTATTTTATTGAATGCGTTAGCACCGTACAACTTTTCATCTGCTGTGGAACTCTTCAAATATTTATCACAGCTATCATCGTATCCTATAACACCAAAATGCTTATATACAGCGTATTTTAGTCCTGTAGCACCCCAGTTTCTTAGTTGGTGTTCACCCAGCATGGTATCATGCAGCCAGTTAAGAGGCCACTCTCCACACATAAGTTTACTCCATGTCGCTTCGAATTGAAGATTGTGGGATATCTTTTTTGTGTCTGATAATAGAAAATTTCTCCACACAAGTCTAAACATCTTATCATCAAAGAACGGAAAAGCATAAGATACACTACCATTACTGATAGATACACATCGTATGTGGTGTCCTTTAGTATACCCCTTGCGACCACTGGTTTCGTAGTCAAAGGCGCACTTGTCCCAGCTCATCGCCTCCTCGATCCACCCCAAAGCAACATCTACGTCCTGAGTTGTTTTACACAACGAGACGTAATCCACAACTTCAACCTTCCGAGTATAAAGGGAGCAGGCGTTATAAAGGTGGTCTTTCCACAGATTAAACACCGCTCTATCACGTTCCCAGAGTGGTTTACCACGTTTTCCATCCTCATACTCTTTCGTGTCCATAAGCTCTTCCACAGACCACGTAGGGCATATCCACACTTGAAGCTCCTGATCTGGAATGCATTCTCCATAGAATTTGTTATAAGGGGTGCCTGTAAGCCGTCCACTAATACGAGGATGGACTATGGCGTCAAACGGAGTGGATCCAAGTAGGATAACTACATTGGGGTCTAGTCTTTTAAGGAATCGTTTTAATCTAGGAGCGCAATACCCGACCTCCACCTTCTTCGGGTGCCGGTTTCGGGGGGTGCGACAGCCAAGGACAGGAATATAATAGCAATCTTCTTCTAGGGAGATACCTATATCGTCCAAGGCGCGGGTGAGAAATGTGTAGTCTTTACCACAGGATAATTCTCCTGTGTCATCTTGATCAAATTCGGGATGAGAGTAAAGTATAGCTATGCCAAGTTTTCCTTTACCTGTATAGGAAAGGTGCGGAGAGTGACAAAGGTCGATAAGACCACATTCTGAGCAATCCTCTCGTGCCTCTTTAATTACCTCGCCTACATCTTTTTTGAAAAAACCCTTTTTAGCCATTATATTACCACCTTGTTGTATGAAACCTGCGGGGGTCGAACCCGCTCTACGTCGGCGTGATTTACCACGTGCCAACCGTTGTGCTTCCGGTACACTATGATTCCTTGTCCCTCGTTTCTAGCATCGGGGAGTTGCTGTAAATACTAGATATTCTGCTTCAAAAACTGCTCTATCCTGTTCCTCGATGCACTACCTGTGTGCCTTGCTACTTCTACTCCGTCTTCTTGGATAATGATAGTAGGAACACACTTGATGTTATACTGCTCTACACGTGGATCTTCGTCATAGAGACGAATTTCCTTTACATCAGGAAAGAACACCTTTACCTGTGGTAGCATAACTTTACAGACACCACAATAATCTGTCTTCAGGAATAATACTTCTTTCATGGCATTCCCACAAAAATGAGAATCCAAAACAACGCCAAAACCCTTTTCATATATACACCTCCTTGCAATCCTAATGTCAGGAAAAGTGTTAATTCTCCTGACAAAACATATTCTACACTACTTGCTCTTCTCTGTCAAGCCTCGTTTATCTTGATACCGATATCCTTGCTTCTGGATAGTTTTCACATGCAGTCGCATATTTTTCCAGCCATGGAAGGAAATGTATATATAATCCCCATCCGTTAGAACTATCAAACGTCTTGTAAAATTCAGGGTAGTTTTTCATTACTTCTATTCCATCTTTCAACATCGGAAGTATATGTTTTGCTTTTGAACAGTTTATCTCCTCTGGTCTCCAGCAAGCATAATATACTCCGCAAGCTGAAGCCATTTTACCCAAGTTATGTGTGATGTTAGCATCAAAAACTGTTTCACGTTTTAATTTCAATGTGACGTCTAAACTCATATATACCTCCTATAAAAATAGCGCACCGAGAAGGACTCGAACCTCCGTCTAACGGTTTTGGAGACCGTCGCTCTAGCCACTAAGCTACCGATGCAAAAAAACTTAGGCTAGTAGGAATTGACCCTACGCATAACGGGATCAAAGCCCGTTGCCTTGCCACTTGGCTATAGCCCAAAGAAAGGTGCCCGGTGGAACTTGCATCCACTATCACTTGATCCACAATCAAGGGCAACACTACGTCTGCCTCGGACACATAGAGCATATCAGAATCGAACTGATAATTACGGGCTGAAAACCCGTCGTGATAACCGTTTCACTAATGCTCCGTGTTCCGCGTTCCAATCATCGCGGAGTTGATGCTAAGATTCGATCAACGTGCGGTCAAATCACGTCGCCCTCTCGAATAACCAGAAGAACTGAATTTGGTATCCGTTCTTCTTGTTTGAAAGATATCATATTTCACAAACTTTGTCAACTGCACGCTAATCCACCAACGCAATAATCATCCGATTTATATGAGATATTGTTTTCTCTTAGGAAATCCCCAAGAGCATCCAATTCTTTAACCAAGTCCCATGACTCAATATGATCTCTAAATACTATAGCATATGTATCTGGATCCCCTGAATACCCTTCATCCCCCCAATGGATATAACTATATTTTGTATCCGATAGAATTCCATCCAGAAATCCCCATTCATCATAATTCTCATCCCCATTCCATGATTCGGGGAAACAAACAATCTCATACCCTATTCCAAAATTAGCATTAAAATCTACTCCCATATCATTCCTCCTTTTATTGTAAAGTTACTTTAGCAGATAACTTTGAATCCACACAAAACTTACCCATAGCCAGACATTGCAACACTATAGCCGTATCATACGTCTTTGGCTCATATCTGTCAACTATCGACTTTACGTGAAGTATTCCTTTACTCCGTTCCTCTTTAGTGTTATACAACGCCAGCAACTTCGCTACGTGTCCCAATTTACGCTTATCTTCCGCTACGTTCGCCTCACTCAGCTCCCCGTCATCT